CAAACCCGGCTGCCAATATGTGGCAGCGGGAGCATCTTAAGCCCGGATACGAATGACTGTCAAACTTTTTGCGCGCGTGTGGCACTGCGATCAACCCCTAAAATAACCCGCCCTGCCTGTCATCCACTTCCTGCCCCAGCACTTTGCGCACGGTGCGGTCGGTGGTGCGCAGTTCGCGGGCGATCTGGCGGTGGCTTAAGCCTTGTGCCTTGAGGCGATGGATGGCTTTGCGGCGCTCGGCGCTGTGGTGGGCATGGTCGCCTGTCACCGATAAGCCAATACTGATCACCTCGCCCGGATAGGCCTTTGATAGTTCAGTCGCCGCCTCCAGCCCGATCAGCTGTGCCAGGTGATGCTCGGCATCCATGTGTTTGGGGACGTACAGCGACACGCCGCCAAACTTGTCAACCAGCAGCAGGGTGGCGGTCGAGCCGATCAGCTCGGATAATCCGTAGAGAAATGGCGAGAGGTTCATGATGTTCCTTTACCGGATTACGTTTTTTGGGGGTGCGCAATCTCGCGGCGCTGCAGCCCGCTGTTTGGCGTATTCCAGCGCAGCGATGATCTTGCCCAGTTGTGCGCCCGTGCACCACTCGAAGCGATCAATCTTGAACATGTGGCGCGCCATGCCGTCCGCGTAGGCATCCGGCTTGTTGTCCAGAGCGATCAGCAAGGCACGGATTTTACTGACCTGTGCGACCTTTTCCCTGGCTGGGGCGGGGCGCTGTGACGCTGTTGACTTGAACCCCAGCGTCTTGAAGTGATCGAGCAGTTCTTTGCGCTGCTTCCAGTCCAACTCCTTGCTGCTGGACACGCCGAAACGATCATGCAGCATCGCGCGATAGGTTTCCTCATCCATGCCGACTTTCTGGCGGGCGACGTGGATCAACTGTATCTCGCGACGTGCGAGGTCGGCTTGTTTGAATTTGGCTGGGTATTGATTGCTCATTTCATGCTCACTTTCGTTTAACAGGCATTAAACCCGTAAAAGTTTCGTTAAACCGTCTCTCGCAGCCCGCTATTTGTAACGGGCTGGAAGTGAGGGTTTTACCCGCAAGGGGTAGGCCGTAGTTGCGCTGGCGCAGTCGAGACTGCGCACTCCATATCAAACTGCGTCTTGTTCAAACGGGGTGATTACAAAATCTTCCACGCCCTTAATAAAGGTGATTCCTGCAATGCCTGTTACGGCTTCTGGATCAGCTTGCATGGCCTCCTTATTGACCTCCGGTTTTTCGCGGATGAATCGGTCTAGCCCCAACTTTTTCAGCGTTTCAATTACCAGAGCTGGCTTACTGACGCGCACGCTCGGTGGCCGTTGCCGCCACTGCACCTCGCCGGTGACCAGATTCGCGGTCTTGACCTTGCCGCCGTTGGTAAGATCGAAGCGGTTGGCTTCGCACCAGGCTTGCAAGCCTTGCTGACGGGCACCGAGGTCGCCCTTGAGCACCTCTAGCCGGGGCTGGTAGGTCTCGGTGATGTGGGCAATGGCATCATTCATCTCGGCCTGTTCGCGCAACAGCTTGCGTTGCAGGTCGCCGAACTGGCGGATGTATTGCGCGGCCTCGTCGCGGGACTGAGGGACATCCAGTTGCGCTTTGGTTTTGATACGGGTTTTAGTAGGTGTGGCCATTTTTATCTCCTGTTTTTGAACTGTTTAAAATGTCTTTTACGGATTGAGGCATGGTGCTGCGGGGTTTTAAATCCCCCTCCGCTACGCTCGCCCCCCTTTGTAAAAGGGGGGGTGGGGGGGATTTGCTTCTGCCCGCCAGCCGGTCTTCGTGCTGTTGCTCTTTTCGTTGGTCTGCCTTGACGCTGTAGCCCTCGATGATAGTCAACAGATAGCCGTGGCTCTTCAAGGGCAGCGTCAGGTTGTCGCGCTTGGCGATCATCTCGTCCATCGCCATGCGCCAGTAATCCTGCGGAGCTGAGCAGATATGGCTGTTGCGCTCGATACGGGCAGCGGTGATCATCGGCAGCAGCTCGTTGATCAGGTTGGCCAGCCGATCCAGCGTCAGGTTGCGCTTGGCCGGGCGGAACAAGGCCAGATACCGGATCATGTGCCAGCCCAACGGCGATGGCAGTTGCATCGCCGCCATCACCGCCTCACGCGCGCCTTCGTTGCCCAGCAAGGCATCGAGAGAAAACAGCGCGCCACAGGCTGGGCAGGTCAGTTTCATACCCGCACCCCGTCGGGGAATACCCGTGCCATGAACGTATCCAGCCGTTGCAGCTGCATCGGATTGAGCCGGATCACCTCCTCGTTCAGCGTGATGAAAAGGTTGTAATCGTCCGACAGCATCAGGCCAAAGGCGGGTTCTGCGGGGGCGATGACGACCGGTGTCAGCGCAGCGGGTGCGGAGGGCGCAGCGGGCGCGGGTTTGGTGCGCCTCACAGCGGGGACGGATACCGTAGAGGGGGTCGCGCGCACGGAGGCAAAATAAATCCGCTCGTTCACGCTCCCGGTTTGAGTGAGCTTTTTGTTGACATTGACCATATCCCAGATTGCCTTGGTGATTTTTTTATTACCGGCCGTCGGGTATTTTTTAGACGCAAAGTCCAGTAGTTGATCGCGACTAATGCCCGGGTGAGCGGCAACTTCAGTCAAAATGTCCAGGCACAGCGTGGGGAAGATTCTTGAGCGCGTCATACGCCCTTGAGGCGCTGGCACTTTTTTTACGATGACGGGGGCGGGGGTTTGCATGGTGATCTCCTGAGTGATAATTGATGTTTTGGGCTGTATTTTTGCAGCCAGGCTTTGCTGATATTTTTTTTCGGCCATCGCGCGGGTATGGCCGTCAATGACAAACGAACCTCTGACAGGGGGGGTGACAACACCCGTCAGCCAGTAGACTTGTGTGCATACGCCGTAGTGCGTGATCGCTGCGGTATTGATTTCGCCGCCGTCGAACATCTCGTCGAGCAGCACCTGCACCGCAGCACGCTCACCGTGACCCAGCAGGGTTTTTGCGGCAACATAGGCTTGACTGGATGATCCAGCCAACGCCTTGAGAATAGCGGCGCGCAGGTCGGGGAATAAGGTTGGTGTGTTCATACCCATATCTCCATCATCTCGTCGGTATGGTGACTTTGAGCAGGGTCTTTTTGCTGACCTCAACCACATACATACCGTCCGGTATCTCGTCATCATTCAACTGTTCCAGCGCGTATTGCAGTGCCTCGGCCTCGCTGTCGAACAGCTCCGACGGCATCACGATGCCATATTGCGTAGCCATCAGATTTCCCCCCGCAAAGTTTGAATGCGCAGTGCCTGATAGGTCGGGGCGTTCATTTTGCCAGGGGCGGCAAGATGGCGAGCGGCGGCGTATTCCGCATCCTCCAGCCGCGCTTCGGCATCCAGCCGCCCCAGCACGGACTGTATTAACAGCAAGACCAGAATCCCTGCCACGATGCGCCAGTTACGTAATTTCATGATTTGTCTCCTTGTTTGTTGTTGTTGTAATGGCAGCCCTGACAGGCCAGCCAGTGGGTTTCCTTGGCACGGCCACCAAAGGGGCGCGGCGCAGTAGCGCGGCGCTGGCAGTCGGGGCCGCTGATTTCCAGCCCGCTATGCGGGCAGGGATAACGGTCGTATTGAGCGCGGATCGCCGCTTCCAGCTTTTCTACCCCAGCGCCATATTTACCGGACAGGTAAAGAGATACCGCCGTCCGTGAGTAGCCAATTGCCGCACTCACCGCTGTCATGCTGCTGGCATCAACCGCCGCAAAACATAAGTCGAAGGTGTGCACATCGTTAGTCATGGCACGCCACCAACGGATAGACCGTGTCGCTGTTCGGGTCGTAGACCGTGTTGGCGTTGACGCGCCAAACTGGGGCACGACGACCGTCGTTGATCGCGAGGCGATAGCGGAGGCAGCCGTTACTGGTAAGCGAGGCAGCCGGTTCGCGCACGGCTTCGCGTTTGATGATCCCGGCTTTTTCCAGCGCGCGCAGATATTTGCCGAGATTGCCGGGCGCATCTTTTTCTGTGCCATTAGCCAGCGTGGCCAGCAGCTCACGTGCCGTGAAAGTGATGCGCTTGCGCATCACCCACCAGGCGCGCTGACGCAGGCCGATGGTGA